TCTTATAGCATCAGGAGTTGAACTAAGAGGTGCTCCTGCTACTCTACCACCAGTTCTCACTTTCTTAGGTTCAGTTGGTGTTGTTTCTGTTGATTTTGTAGCAGAAGTAGTTTTCCCGCCACCGGCCGAAGCAGCGGCAGCAGCTCGAACATCAGCAGTAGATGTTCCACCAGTGGCTGTAGTTGTTCCGCCTGTGGATGTAGATGTACCACCAGTGGCAGATCCTCCAGCACCACCTGCTACATTAATATTAAATACATTTCCAGCAGCACCACTACCTGCTCCGCCTGGTCCAGTCTCGGGCTTGGGTTCTGCTTTCTTTCCTTTTTCGATGATGTCTGCTAATACCTGTATCCACTGTGGGGTTATAGTTCCTTTTCCACGCACGAAATCATAGAACCCTTCTTCAAATTCATAAGGATTCGAGAATGGATTTTCTCCTCCAGGGCCAGGTGCTGGTCCAGTTGGAGTTCCAGGACCAGTTGGAGTTTCGGGCCCAGTTGGAGTTTCGGGTCCAGTCGGAGTTCCAGGACCAGGTGGTGTTTCAGAGTCTGGTCCAGTTGGTCCAGTCGGAGTTCCAGGACCAGGTGGTGTTTCAGATGGTGTAATTACTCCATCTAACGGAATACTTAAATCTTTAAAGACTTTTTCAATTAATCCGTCTTTGACACCTTGCGAACGTAGGAATTTAGCAACTTCAACTGAATCAACTGATCCAGAAGTAATATTCCCACCACGACGCCAATTTAGATCTAATCTGTTGAATGTAATTTTATTTTTAGCGTCATCCCATGCAGTGCTAGCAGCATCAGCTATTCCTCCACGAACTTTTTGCCACCAACTCTTATCTTCTTTATTCCAGTTTGTGCCGTCAAATTGATAAACATCTTTACCAACTTGATAACGATCATTGGGTTGAGCATCCGTAACTGTGTTTAAAGCAGCAACATTGGCTACTTCACCGCGAACAGGATTTTTCATTGATGCTTCGTCGAGTTCTTCTAAAGATTCAAAAACTCGACGAACACCGTAGGGTGTTAGGTAAACAGCACTAATTTGGGGTAATCTTAGACTTTCTTGTATGGCAAAGTTAGAGCGTATTTTGTTATAATCTAGTACTGTTTCAGTTAACACCGGTCCACGCAAAGTACGTGATTCTTTGGCTACTCCACCTTTCCAACCAGCCCAAACACTACCTTGTCCCGGTGTGCCCCCAGGCGGTATCTTTAATTCATACCCAACTGGTAATCCTTTACCTTCGGGTCCGATGATTTGCTCAAGCCCAGGATTGGCATTTAAAATTTGTTGTGCTGTATGTCCGGTGCTTTGAGCAATATATCCTAGTTGATCACCGTTTTGAGTGGTATATGTTCCCCCACCCGACGGATCTGTTTTAAGACCTATGTCGCCCTGCCCACCACCAGTGCTCCAATCTGCTGTTCCGGGTCCTGTTTCTCCCGGCGTACCAGCACTGTCGGGGCCTGTTTTAAGACCTATGTCGCCCTGCCCACCACCAATGCTCCACTCTGGTGTTCCAGGTCCTGTTTGTCCAGGGGTAGGTGCCGGTACTTCACTGCTACCACTACCACCAGCGTCGGCATCAGGTATGTCGGGTTTATTCATGAAATCTTTAAGAGCACCAAGACCAGCAGTAACAGCAGCAGCTTTAGCGGCTTTATATAGTGCACTAGTAGCTTTATCGCCCATTAGCAAACGATCAACTAGAGCTATACCACCAACTGTTCCCGCAAGAGCAGCTCCGCCGCCTGCAGCCCAACCAGCAGAAGCAATTAAAGCAGCATATACTGCGGTTTTAAGTATAGGACTATCTTTAGATACTTCTCTGTACCATTGAATAGCTCGTGCTGTTTTACTTCTATCACCGCCTAATTTTTGAATTAGACCGCCCTGTATCTTATCTACAAATGCGTCAAGAGCAGCAGGGCCGCCCATACGTGACATTTTAGCTTTGGCTTCTTCCCACTTATCTGCTAATCCGGCGGCTTTTCCGAGGAAGGTTCTATTGTCAACTTTGGTCGGATCACCAAATTTTTCTACATTACCGCCTTCAGCAGCACCTTGTGCCACTGCTTGAAATATTTGTTTAATTTGTTCCTGTGATAGATCAGCTTCAACAAGCATTTTGTGATAATCACGGAAACCACAATAGATTGAATTGTTTTCTAATAAACGAACTTGTTGTGCTTCACTTAGTATCGGTTTGCTTATTTTTTTACTTTCGGCTCTTACTGTAGAACGATTATGTACTCGTGTTAATGCTTTTAAAAGATCTACGTCTATAGTCAATGGTTGAAATGCTGGATCTTTAGTCCATTTAATCCATTCGCTTCTAAGAGTTCGCCAATCGGCATATACATTCCCTGCAGATTTTCCACCAGGGCTAGTTGCTCCACCAGGGCCAGTAGTACCAGGTGCAGGGCCAGTTGCTCCACCAGGGCCAGTTGCTCCACCAGGGCCAGTAGTACCAGGTGCAGGACCAGTTGCTCCACCGGGAGCAGTCGCACCCTCAGGACCAGTTGCTCCACCAGGGCCAGTTGCACCCCCGGGACTAACAGCACCAGAATCGGCTGCTAATTTTCTTGCTATTTCAGTTTGTGCCCAGGTATTAAATGCTGCAGGACTAACAGAACTTGGACGACCAACTGTATCAAATGCCATCCATTTAGAAAGAAATTTTTCAGCATCTATATTGGTTGGCTCACGTCCTGACATTTTGATGTTTTGGGATTGTTGTCCCCAAGCAGCCGTGGCTTTTTGACTCAACGCTGAAATCATTTTTTTCTGTTGAATTGATTGTTGACGAGCGTTCCACCCGGCACGAGCACCACTGAATCCGCCCTGTGCGAATCCTTTTAATGCTGATGCAGCTGGTCTGAAAATTGCTTCTTCGAGATCTTGCTCGGTCATTGGTCTTCTAATTTCAGCTATTCTCATTTTTGGCCTTTCTGATTCCACGAATAAATTTTGTTTGATCGCCGGTTCTTATGCTATTAATAAGACGCTTTTCTAAATCAGCAGCAGTTTCAGGATCAAAGTTTTCTTTGAGATAATTTAGTAAATTTATAGCACCCTGAATAACATGCACAGCACGATTCTCAGTTAGCTGAACAACATCTCCACGATTTGTGGTGAAATCAGCTAATTCGTCGAGAATACTTCTGGTTTTTTTCTGCAAAATCGGCTCCAAAACGGTATTAAATATTTACCATTTCGTGCTTATTTATTTTAATTCAAATTGTTGTTTTTACCTAACTGACTCAACATCTGCTTGAGTTTGTTACTTTGTACGTTAGCGTTAGGTCTAGGTGCAATAGGAGAATCCGTATTACCAGAATTGTTTTTAATTTTGTCTAAAATATTACGTGCACTGTCACTGACAGTACTGTCTGATTGCTCGCCACTGTCAGTGACTCTGAGAGTATCCACATCAAAGTCTAAATCGATTTTTTGTCCGACTCCGTTACTGTTACGTGTTTTCAACAACTGTAACTGATATTTTCCACGTTCACGCATAGCCCTGCTGGTATAAATTCCAATAAAGTTATCTGAAGTGTTAATTTTACTGATACCACCACTGATATGTGCATGGTTAAACTCTACTTCTTCTTGAGCACTACGATTAAACTGTGCTGCGGTTAAAAGCACAATCTTGTATTCTTTGGCCAAATTACGCAATTCTTCTGCTACAAATTTGTCTTTGGTAAAGAAGTCCGATGGATTTACTTTAACCGAACTGGGCATCAACAAATCCAAATAGTCCACTAGTAAGAAGTCCAGTGGGCGTCCAGTTTTAACCATTAGCTCTTTGACATAACTACGTACTTGATTTACTGTACTCTGTGCTGGCATGTATTTGATTTGAAATTTACCATACTTACGTGCCGCCATACGTACAGTCATTTCTAAATTGTCTATGTCTTTGAAGATCTCTCTGCTGGCAATGCCCGATATCATACTGTCGATACGCATAGCATAAAGTTCTTCGCTGAGTTCTAGCGTAATACAAGCACCATTTAGTCCACGCTCTAGCCAATTTACTGCTAGATTTTGCATGATCAAACTTTTACCGCCGCCGCTCTGTGCTGCTACAATTTCTAGCTCGCCGCGATTAAATCCACCATACAACATCCTATCCAATGATTCCCATCCAGTGGCTACTTGTCCATTTTGATTACGCAATGCTGCCAATCTAGATTTAGGATCAGCAAAATAGTCTGTGCCCATATCACGCACAAGGCCAATCTGTACAGCTTCCTTGATCAGTTTTTCAACTGGATCATATTCGCCTTTTTCGATCAAGTCTGCACTTTTTAGAATAGCTTTTTCTAGCTCTTGTCTACGACTAAATTTTTCAAATTCATCAAAAAACCATTCAATGTGTTGTTCAGTGAGATCTTCAACTCGATTAAAGTCCTGTTCAGCAACAGCGGATATCTGTTGGAATGTGGGTATGCTTTTATATTCTTCGGTATGATCCTTGATGAAAGTTGCTGCAGTCCTAAGACTGCGATCAAAGTTATCGGGATTAAAGATGCCCTGAACACGGACATAGCAATTAGCATCCGTGAGCATGACTTCGATGAAAAACTTCTGTATATCTACGCTAAATTCTTTAAGCATTATTCCAACGTGTCTTTCGAGCTAGTAATTTTATTTTTAAACTGTTATGTTCAGTACTGTCTAAAATAGTTTTTAATACAAACAATTTACCATATCTAATCACTGCATCATTAATATCTTTGCAGGTTTCGTTCCAGACTGGAAAACTCACGGGCCAATTATACTCAATGGCCTGATCCACTAACCTTTGTCCACTAGCGTCCCAGTCCGGCACTACGATTACATCTCGTCTTAGGCTGTCAATTTGATCAGCTTGCAGTTCGCTGATCTCGTT